CCTAAGGCTTGTGCCTGTGCGTGAGTTTGTTCCTCAGGTGCCCTTTAGACTGGACGAAAGCAAAAAGACCGACGCTCCAGTCTACGCACCTGTCGATCAATTAGGCCCGGTATTATCTCAACAAGTTCCGGTTGTCACTGGCAATGATATGTCATCATTGCTTGCCGCTTTTAACAAGCGGTGCAATTTTTCCAGTGATAAACAGGTTGCTCCCAGAATTAAGAAGCGGGCCATTCAATTGGCCCGCCTCGTCTTCCCGCAAATGGACCCTTACGATTGGACTCAAGATATCTTCGATCGCTGGGTGGGAAAGTTTCCTCATGAAAAACAAGTTAGAATGCATGAGGCTCTCCTACGTTTGCACGATTGTGACTTGCGCACCCTGTCTACCCGTGATCTCATGGTAAAGGGTGAAGTGCTCCTTAAACGCAATGACACATCATGGGCTCCGCGCATCATATACATTGGAAGTGATGAATACAACTGTCTCACTGGTCCTCTGATGGATGAGTTTAATCAGAGATTGAATTGCGCGTTAGACGAGTTTTCATGCCCCGAGGTTGAGGGCGTTTGTTTCGCTTACAAAAAGAAAGACCCAGAAATAGCAAATTTTCTTCACGGGTCCGCACGTTATTTTGAAGGCGATTACTCTGCAAACGACCGGAGCCAACTCGAGCAAGTGCATGAAATATTTGCTGTCTGGTTATCTGTTAGTGGGGCACCTAAATGGTGGGTTTCATTATACAAGAAGTTATCAAGGATTTATGATGTTCGATCTTTTCAATATGGAGTGTCGGCCACCTTGCGCTATCAATTAGCAACGGGTGGCACTGACACGACAGGTCGTAACACGGTTTGGAATTTATCCCTCTGGTATTCCTTCTGCAGAGAAGTAAAATTGATGAAATCAAAGGTAGCTGTGTTGGGTGACGATATTGCTGCAGGCACTGATGACAAAGGATTAAATTTACGTTTATGGGTTGATCATTGTTTCGAAGCTGGGATGACGCTTAAGGCGCACGAGCGACGTTTCTATTGTGACCTTTCATTCTTGTCAAGGTTTTTTGTACCGAAAGCTGACGGAAACGTCATGGTTCCACTCATTGGCAAGGCTCTTTGCAGGTTTAATGCAAGAGCCAACCGCAATCAAGATGTCAGTGATCAAGAATACATGGCCGGTAAGTCACTTTCCTATGCCTACGAATTTCGTCATGTCTCCTACCTTCGCGATCGCTTTATTTCACGCTTCCGGTCTACAGGTGTGGCCATTGGGTCATTGAAGTTGCACGATTTAACTTGGTTTGCCCGCCAAGGCGTCAGTGGTACTGCTGATGTTTTACAAGCTGCGCTCAATGACCCATTGGTCCTCTCTGATGACGAGTTTCTCGAAGTGATCATGGCCAAGTATGACATAGGTCTCTACGATATGGACGAATTATGCGACCATCTCATCAATACACAGACTCCTTATGTGTTTTCTGATGAGCGGTATTACCAATTTGCACACGAAATTGAGTAAATACTTGTAGCTTGGTCCCCTTAAGGACCCGGCGTGGGAGATGCTGGAGCCCACCTCATAGCAGGTTAAAAAAAAAAA